TACTTAACCTGTAAATTAAAGCCCCATCACAGGGGCTTTTTTACGTCCTCAATCTGGCGTTTGGCATCCTCAAAGCCCCGCCCCACAATCACGCGGTGACCGATACTCTCTAGGTAGGCAATCCAGTCCCTTTGTACTGGTGACACCACGCCGCCCTTCTCACGTTTGAGTTCCACCCACAAAAGCCACTCAGGGCAAAATAAATCAGGCACCCCAGGGCTAACCCCCTCCGCCTTCAAGCTGGCGCCCTGTGGGCCTGATCTGGCGCCCCCATTGGGGATGGCAAAGACTCTCACGCCAGGATGGCTACGCCGAAACCAGCTAACTAGCCTGACCTGCTCTAAGTGTTCTGAATTCAAAACGGAACCTCAAGTACCCATAGCGAACACTCTCCAGGCTCATTGGCGAAAGCCTCGGGCGGCGCCTCACCGAATTCTGAGCAAATCCCGTCTTTGGTGTACCAGTCGCAAGTCGTGCAAACTTGCGGTATTGGTAAGTTCAAGGTAGCTCGGTAAATAGTGACAATCTGCGGCTCTGGGTGACGGGTGTTCATGTCCATGTCCTTTTAAGTACGGTAAAAAACTTGCCTTCTTTTTTGAATTCTATGGTGGCCGGTGGCCTGCCCTCGGTCATCTGTTGCGCCATCTGGTGCAGATCAACGGCGGCATAGTCCAGCGTCACGCCAGCCTGATGGGCAATGTCAGCCAGTAGCCTGCGAGCCTTTTCGCCAGCGTAGCCTTCGTGCATGGCGCAAACATACTCGATCACTGGCGGGTCTGACAGTCCGCCATAAAAAGTGCATGAGAGCATTTCACGGCCTGATGCCCTACTGATATGCTTGCGCCATGTCCAGGCGGTCACTTCCATGTCGGTGCCTTCCACGCCCATGATGCAAAGATTGTGCAGTTTCAAGGCTGGCTTAACCGGCTCCGGGAATGCCTCACCACAGGCCGGGCAAACCCTCACGCTCAAGGCGCAAATCTCTTGGCAGTTCTCGCAGACCTTTACCGGCGCTTCGCCCTGTTTGTCGCCCTTTTTTGGTGGCGGTCGGACTGCGGTGATGGGGCCATGCTGTTCCACCACGCCAGCAAAATCTAGCACTAGGCAATCCGTCTTACCCGGTGCGATCCGCAGGCCACGCCCGGCCATTTGTACGTACAAGCCCGGTGACATAGTAGGGCGCAGCATAGCCACCAGATCAATCCCAGGCGCATCGAAACCGGTGGTCAATACATTGGCATTGGTAAGGGCGGTTATTCGCCCTGCCTTGAAGTCGGTCAGTATCCTGTCACGCTCGGCGCTTGGCGTCTCGCCGGTCACGCACTCGGTGGTGATGCCCTGCATGGTCAAGGTGTCGCGGATATGCTGGGCGTGAGCCACGCCAGCGCAAAACACCAGCCAAGACTTGCGCTCAAACCCTAAACGAACGATCTCAGCGGCCACCTTTCGGTTCTTATCGGTGGTGTCAACCGCTGCCTGTAACTCTGCTTCAATGTACTCCCCGCCACGCTTTTTCACCCCGTCCACCTCCAGCTTGGTGGCGGTCAATTTACTGCGTAGGGTTGATAGGTAGCCCTTGTGAATCAGTTCCTCGATGCTGACCGGCTCGATCAGGGCGTCAAAGATGGCGGGATCGTCGGTGATGTAACCGTGGCCCAGGCGGTAAGGCGAGGCGGTCAGGCCAACGATTCGCAGGTTCGGATTGATGGCGCTCAGTTCGGCCAGCAGGCTTCGATAACCGCCCTCGTCTTTGTGGCTCACCAGATGAGCCTCGTCAATGATTACAAGGTCAACATGGCCGATTTGACTGGCTTTTGTCCGGACAGACTGGATGCCTGCAAAAGTTATCGGTTCGCCTAATTCTTTCTGGCGCAACCCGGCAGAGTAAATGCCAAGCGGCGCGTTGGGCCAGTGTTGGCGCATCTTGTCGGCGTTCTGGCTGATCAGTTCTCGGACATGGGTTAGCATCAAAATGCGAGTCTCAGGCCAACTTTGCAGCGCGTCTTTGCACAGTGCCGCAATGATGTGGCTCTTGCCTGACCCTGTTGGCAGCACTAGACAAGGGTTGCCGGTGTTGCCTGCTTCAAACCATTGGTACAGTTGGTCTATGGTGCGGGTTTGGTATTCACGGAGCATAATTCTTGCCAAGTAATTTGTGAATCAATAATCCCCAAATTGCACCGCCAGCAACCTTTGCCAAGAACTGGGCTGCCACAATTTGTGGCATAAGCGCACCGAAAGCAATTGTTGGGAAAAGCAGAGAATCAACCGCAGCACCGGCTATATTTGATTTGGTAGAGCGTTTAAACCATGTCCCTGATGCTTTAATAAAAACACCCCAATCAACCACTGCGGCGGCTGTAAAAGATACCGCAGAAGCTATTGCAATCATTCCTGCTGCTGGATTAAGCGCATAGGTCAACAGACCTGTAGCGGCAATGAGACCACCCATCTGCCATGCCTTCAGTCTGGTGTGCAGCAAGTCCCGCAATGCGAGATCAAGTCCGATAAAAAGGAAGGCGTTAATGGGTGAAACCCACGGCCCCCACTGAGCGATTGAAAGGTTGGCAAGGGTCATTGCTGCTGCGTAAAGTGCGATTAGAAAAGGCATAAAGATTCCTGTTGAGGTTGAGTTGTCCAATTGGTGGCTGAATTGTGTGCTTCGATTCGGGCCGCAAGGGTAACGGCCCTCCAATCCTTGTCTGGTGGCATAAAAGTGCCTTTCCAAGCAGAATCAATACCAACATTGCGGCCAACACTTGTGGAGTCGGCAGAATGAAAAGGTATTCTGGTGAAAACATCAGGGTTTAACATCCGCAACCCGTGAAGTTTGGTAATTGGGAATCCATGTTGGTCTATGATTTTTGACAATGCTTCATTCATCCTATTCCACCAATTTGCAGAGCCAACTACGGCATATTCGCCTGATGACCCAATGCAAACCCGTGGAAAGGTTCGCGCCAGCCATTGAAGTCTGACAGTTGATTCATGCATATGCCAAACTGGTGCGGCCATGTGACTTGGCAACGGACATTCTCGGACTAACGCATTATTTGCTTTTTCGTTGCCGTCAATTACGTCGGGGATGACAAAAAAATCAAAGCCAGGTCGGTTCATATGGCTGGCAATCCACTTATAAAACGGCATCCAATCAGTGATTGGTTCGCCGCCCATCCATGCAGAAAATGCGCCGTTGTCAAGTGCAAACGATTGGCACACTTCAATAGCAATGGGCAGTTGTTCAGGGTGGGCAAACGATACAAACGAATGTCGACCTGCAAGCACCTTGGCGGCAGCTGTCGCTGGCGTAATTGGTGATCCGTGATAGTGAATCACCCCACTACCCTTCCGTCAAACTCTTTCCGCAACGCCATGACCTGCGGATCAGCAGCCACGCAAGCCTTGGCATTGGCTAACAGTTCTTTGCTGCCATACACACCCTCACCCGGTTCACCATTGGCAATGTTTTGTCCATTGATCTCATAGACTGCAACCCAGTCGCTTGGCCCCTCTAGGCGTTTCCAGGGCACCAGATCAGGATGGATAACGTGGCTCTCGCAGCCTGTAAGCTGGGCGTCAGTCGGGACGATGGCGTCCCACTTGGCGCAGTGCCAAGTGCTATCGCTCAACGGCGTGATGTGGGCGCAGGTACGGCAGTTGACCTGCTTGGTGGTCTTTGAACCGTGGCAAAAGTCATGGCCTGCACACATACGGCATTCAAACCATGTCGGGTCGGTGCTTATTGGTGGTGGCAGGCGGTCAGTCAGCGCCAGCCGCTGGCCCTTGTCAATTGCCTTGATGGCGTGTTCCCGGTCATACTCCAAACGCTCGGTGTAAATGCGGTCATCGTCTTTGCAGATTGCCACATACAAAGCGCGTTTCAAGGCAGTACCGTGCATATAAACCTGACACTGGGTGTAATGCTGGGGCTTACTCTTTGCCACGCCATTCTTCTCAAGGTCGTTGAAACTCTTGAGACTGTGGGTCTTGAACTCCAAAACGTGTTCAGTCTTTGGCGCACCGGGTACGCCCTTGCCAATGCCGTCTAGACTACCCGATACATGGCTGCCAAAGTTCACCCGGCGCTGGGTTCCTGATACGCTCATGCCAATGGCGCGGAGATCGCTGATGATTTGCGCTTCCTCGTTGAAGCCACGCCGGAACAGTCGCAGAATCCGTCCCTTGAATTGTTCCTGCACCGCCCAGCGGAATGACAGCCACAACCAGCGTTCGCAGTGATGGCCTAGCGTACTGCAACCCATATGAGCGCGGGGCTTTTCAGTCCGGGCCTCATGGGCTTGATCAATTAGGCTGGTAATGGTAATATCTGGTTCAGGGATTCTCATGGTGTTCCTGTTGGTTGTTGTTGTTGCTCATATTGACCCCGCCGTTACAAGCGGGGTCTTTTTTTGGGCGTTACGCAATAAGCGCATAACTTTCAATTGCATAACCTTTGCTTCAATCAGTTCTAGTGGAATGAGATTAAAGGGGATTTGCATGGATTCAGATAAATGTTTTTTAGTGTCTTTAATCAAAAATTTTTCAGGATTATTTTTTCGATAAACTTTTCGTTTAGCGTCTAGTTTTTCTTCATTTGCTTCTCGATAAACTTTTTGTTTAGCCGCAATTTTTTCAAGATTATTTTTTTGCCAAGCTTTTGTAAGAGCTGCTTTTTTTTCTTTATTTGCTTCTTGCCAAACTTTGTATTTAGCCGCTAGTTTTTCTTTATTTGCTTCTCGCCAAACTTTTTGTTTAGCCGCTAGTTTTTCTTTATTTGCTTCTCGATAAACTTTTTGTTTAGCCTTTTCCCTTTCAGGATCAACGTAAGGCATTTGAAATACCTTCCTCGCTTTGAACGTCAATCACGACAGGCTTGTGCTGGTTGTTGAGAAAAATATCCCGCGCCAGTTCAAGCTGCTCGGCCTTCAAAAACTTGCCGGTAATGTTGGCAAGTTCTGATGCCGTCTTCAAATCAATCTCGCCGCTTTCCAAATCTTTATACAGTTTAGACATGGCGTTGCGAATATCTTGCATGGTTTGCATAATGTTCTCCAAAGTTGGCAGGGCATAAGCCCCGCCGGTTGATTGTTACTTCTTAGCCCACGGTGGCGCAGACTTGGCAGCAGGCATACCAGCAGCAGCCGATGGCCCAACAAACTTGAATGGCGCAACCGCAGCCGGTGTCACGCCACCCAAAGCGCGGTAGCCCTTGATCTCGTTGCCGGCGTACTCACCCGTTTTCACGACCAACTTGATGCCCAAGTTTCCGCCGATCAGTTGGTCGGTGTCCTGCACCTTTGCCAAGCCAATGGCCCTCATGATCTCGCCCAACTGCTGGCGTCCAATTTCCTCCGCCTTAGTGCTGGCGTTCTTGATGTTCAAGTTTCCAAAGATCACGCGCCCCTGATGGCTGGGGCCGGTGATGGTGTACTTGACAGCGATGTACTTGCCGTCGCCAGCCTTAGTGGCTTTGATCTCAGCGCCGGTAATGGTGGAGTTGTACCAGCCCTCGGGCAGCGGGTCAAAGTTAGAAGTGGAAACGGGCAGCGAGTCAACGCTAAATTCTTCGTCAAGATAAGCCATGATTATTCCTTAGTGATTGAAAAAGTGGGGCGTCCAGGGGTGGACGTGATGGCACCAAGCAAAGGCCCAGTCACGGCTTCAGCAGCCGAATTCCAAACCTTTGCATTGATTTCGGGCTTCCAGCGGAAAAGGCTGGAAAGGTGTTCGGATAGGCCAGCCTCGGCGGCCAGCATTTGCAGCTTGTCGGCGTCGATCTTCTTGTTGATTCGACCTTCCATCTTGATCTTGTAGCCGTCAACCTGATGGTTGACCGTGCCGTCTAAGTCTTTGGGGAGGCCAAATTCCTCGGCCATCTGGTCTTCCAGTTGGCGGCGCTCGGCCACCGCAGCGGCCTCCAATTTCTTGGCATCGAGCCAGCGTTGGTAAAGTGTGTTCATTTGGTGTACTCCAATGCTTGCAGTTTGCTGATCTTTTCGTTGATCTGGTGAATTGACTTGTGGAAGGCCGCTTGCGCCTCTTCTTTTGCCGCTTCCAGTGCGGCAATCTTTTGTGCAGTGGGATCGTAATTTTCAGGTACGTCAAACTCAACGTCCTGTTCGCAAACAAAAGTCAAATCTTCAGTGTCAGCGGTGCGAAAACTATAAACTGTCCAATTGCCTGTTTTTTCCCATGAGTACTTTGAAAAGTACACGTACATCCGAATGATCTTTTTCATGCTGCACCGCCAATCTTGTTGATGATCTCGCCAAGGTCTGGCGCTTCCCAAGTTCCCAGCTTGCCTGACCGATCCTTGGCAAGCCACAAGCCGTCGCTATCGCACATCAAGGCGCGTTGAGTACCACCCTCGGCATCCTTCTCAACCCGCAGCGCCAGCACTTCATCGAAAAAGTAAGGCAGTGCCTGCCCGGTCTTGTTGCCGGGCATAGAAGGGCTGTACAGAACCCGGCCCATCTCATCTTGGGTCTTCTCCAGCTTGGCGGTCATCAAGACATGGCGTCCCGGAATGTCGCGGAATGCGCGAATGATGTCGCTCATTTGCTCGGCCATAGAGCCGTAGGCAGCGCGTGGGTCTTTGTTGACCTTTTTTTCATGGTTTAAACAGACCTCGGCAATCTCCGAGATGCTATCTAGCGCAACGCTTTTGTACTCGGATTCAATAACCCAAGCGTAAGCCTCCCGCAGGTCTTCCATTGAGTTGATCTCAATGAACGGCAAGTCAGCGTCCTGTAAAGACAGCAACCCACCCTCCGCAGACAACACCACAGGATGCGGTAAAGTCTTAATCAAGCTGGTCTTGCCAGCCCCTGCTTGCCCGTAAACAAGCAGCTTGACACCGTTGGCTGCAAGGCCGCCGGTGCGTTTCAACGATATAGCCATGTGGCTCTCCTTCAGTTTGCGTTACCGTCTGGACTCAGTTCGTAACGTGCTTGCAGTGTAGCATAGGTTCATGGTACAGTGTCAACAACTTTGTGACGAAAGATGATAAATAAATGAGTGACCCCTTCAAAATTGACAGTCCAACCTGCATCAGCTTCTCGGGCGGTAGAACTAGCGCCTATATGCTTTGGCGAGTGCTTGAGGCTCACCAGATGAGCCTGCCACCAGAAGCAGTGGTGTGTTTTGCCAACACCGGCAAGGAAGACGAAAAGACGCTTGAGTTTGTGCGGGACTGTTCTGTGAACTGGAAAGTGCCGATCACTTGGCTGGAATACGCCGAAGTGGATTTCACCATCGTTACGTTTGAGACAGCCAGCCGCAACGGTGAACCATTTGAAGCGCTGATTCGCAAGCGTAACTACTTACCAAACCCAGTGACTCGGTTTTGCACTAGCGAACTGAAGATTCGACCAATTGGTCGGTATTTGCTGTCTTTGGGCATGGCTGAGACCAAAACGGAAGCCGAAAACATGAGCATGATTGGCATGAGGGCTGATGAACAGCGTCGAGCGGCAAAGATTGAAGACAAATCACGCATTCCATTAGTGACAGCAGGCATTACCAAAGAAGATGTTGGCGCATTCTGGCGTGAGCAGTCATTTGACCTTGGCCTGCCAAACAATAACGGCGTGACCATGCATGGCAACTGTGATTTGTGCTTCCTGAAGGGGGGGGCGCAAGTGTTGTCATTGATTGCGGAAAAGCCAGAACGCGCTGTTTGGTGGGCAAAAATGGAGGCATTAGCATTGGCAAGCAAGCCAAGCGGCGCAGTTTTCCGCTCCGATCGTCCCAGCTACGCCTCAATGCTGCAATACAGCAAAGACCAAACCAACCTTTTTGACCCTAACGAAGAAGCCATAGCCTGCTTCTGTGGAGATTAATTTTCATGGCAGACCTCTCAAATATTCTCGGTGGCCCTTGGTCGCCGCCCTCACAAAAACAGGTTGATGCACCTGACATTCAACTCAAAGACGCCATGCTGGCTGCAGGGCTAAAGCCACCGGACATCATTTACCTTGACGGCAAGTTGCACCGCTTTAACTCAGGCACCAAGGGTGAGAAAGGCCACGACAAGCCTGGTTGGTACGTGGTTTTCAGTGATGGCGTCCCGGCAGGGCGCTTTGGCTGCTGGCGCTCGGGGTTTGAATCATCATGGAAAGCAGATATTGGCCGCAGTCTGACGCCGGTAGAAGAAATGGCGCAGAGCAGGCGCTTGGCAGAGGCCAAGACCCAGCGGGACGCCGAGGTGAAAAAGGCGCGTGAGGTGGCTGCCAACACCGTTGATCTTATCTGGTCGCAGGCCGGGGCAGCAAGCCCGGAGCATCCATACCTGCAGCGTAAAGGCATCAAGACGCATGGCGCAAGGATTACGGGTGACGGCAGGCTGATGGTTCCGCTGTACAACTCAGACGGCGAACTATCCAGCATCCAATACATTGACCATACTGGCGGGAAGTTGTATCACCCTGGTGGACAGACCGGCTCAATGTATTGGTTGGTCGGCAGTATGGATGACGCCACCACACTCTACATTGCCGAAGGATTTGCCACGGCAGCCACCATAGCGGAGGTGACAGGCCAGCCCTGCGCGGTGGCATACAGCGCCAGCAACCTAGTGCCGGTCACAGGCATCCTGAAGGAAGGCCACCCGACGCTAGACATTTGCATCGTGGCTGACCATGACGCAAGTGGAGTGGGGCAGCGCTACGCCGAACAAGCCAGTGCAAAGTTTGGGGTACGCATGACAACACCGCCCGTCCTCGGTGACGCCAACGACTACGTCCAAGCGGGGCATGACTTGGCCTTGTTGCTCAAGCCACAAGCAATAGCCAATTGGTCAGTAGATGGCAATGATTTTTGCAATCAACCTGCGCCCATTTCATGGTTAGTAAAGCACTGGATACAGGACAAAGCACTTGTGATGGTGCATGGCCCCAGCGGTGGCGGCAAGACGTTTGTGGTGCTGGATTGGATGCTGCATATGGCGGCAGGAAAGCCAAGTTGGTTTGGTCACAAAGTGAAACCTGCGAATGTGTTTTACATGGCTGGCGAGGGGCATCATGGCTTGAGAAGTCGATTGGCCGCTTGGAAACACAAGCATGACGTAAAAAATTTTAACTCTATTCGGATTACCAAGTCCGGCTGCGATCTCAATACCGCAGAAGGTTACTTAAAAGCCGTCACGGAATTGCGTAGTTTGCCCCAAAAATTTCAGGTCATTGTCATTGACACTTTACATAGGTTTTTAGCCGGTGATGAGAACAGCGCCCAAGACGCCAAGACCATGCTGGACGCCTGCGCGGCCCTCATGCA